TTATCAGCTAACTTAGAATTATCAATTGCATCATTATCAATTTTTTGTCGTGTTACATTTAAATCAGCAATCTTATTAGTTACAATATTTGAATCAACAATATTTTCTGTTTGTACTGCATTGTCATCCAGTTTTGTATTATCAATAATATCTGCTTCTAATTTTATTCTTGTTACATTTGCATTAAGAATACTACCCGTTTGTACAGCATCATCTTCCAACTTAGCATTATTAATAATATTATCTTCTAATTTATCTCTAGTAATGTTTCCATCAGCAACAGTATTTGTTGTGACTGCACTTGGCTGAATTGATGTACTACCTATCGCACCAGCAACATCACCAGAAAGAGAAGAACCTTCAACCTCTGATAAACTAATAAATTTCAATCCACCAGTTCCGTCTGTAGCTAATACTTGTCCGTCTGATGCATTAGCATCAGAAACATTAAGTTGTATAATACCAACAGTATTTGAAACATTATCCATATCACTTCTAGCAAGTGGATAACCAGATGCTTGGCTTTCGGGAAATATTGTACCATCATGTACCCTTATTGTACTTTCAGTAAGATCAACAGTAATCTCACCTTCTTGTCCACCAAACCCTTTATGTTGTTCAGTAGTACCCCTTCTTGTCTGTACGATTTTAGCCATTTTGTTTTCCTAATAAAGTCTTTATCATTTCTTTAAGTTCAGCAATATCTTCTTTCATTCTATTTATATCATCAATTTGTATTTGCTTATTCTTTGTTGCAATTTTATAATTTTCCAATGCTCTTCTATTCGTATTAAGTACAGCTTTAGAATGTGCATCCCTTATATAGTGTGAATCGTTTATTTTTATATTTCCCATAATATTATGCTAATGCAACAGCCCTCAAATCTTTTATCAATGGTACTTTTGTTGTCTTTGGTGAAATCATAACAATTTTAACAGCAAATGTTTTAAAACTATCATAAGTAACAGTATCAGAAACATAATTACTATTTTCACCAAATGGAGAAAACTCAAGTTCTAAATATTCGCTTTCATCATCAGTAGAAGAAACACTATTAGAATTTGATACTTCTTTCATTAATGTCCAAGGTCTATCATCAAACAAAGTAGTATCAAATTGAGATAATATTTTATAATAAACAAATATCCTAGAATTAGCAGGACGATTTGCAGTAAGAAATACTTCTAGATCTGTAGCATCAAACCCATCCTTTAATGTTACCCTTCTTGTAATGTATCTAGCAGTTGCATCACCACCAGACACAATCTGATCAGCATCTTGTACATTATTGATAATATTCTCAACAGTAATAACACTATTTCTAGCAGTATCAATAATAGGACTAATAAATCTACTAGAAGATGAAAGTTGAGCTCTTGATTCAAAATCTATTCTATTTTGTGTAGAAGTAATATGTTTTTGATCATTCAAATAGAAATTTGTATTTTGAATAATAGGACTATATTCAGTATCAAGTGCATCTGTACCAGCATCTCTAGTTTTAACTCCCCAAGCAATATTAGTTTTATTAATCCTAACTTCTTGTGGTACAATCTGAATAATATCAGCTTTAATTGTTGAAGAAGAATTACCATTTCTAAAAACAGCATTAGCAGAATTCCCAACAGCAAATTCTGCTATATTAATATTGAAAGTTAAATCTTGATTCTGATCTGGACTCCATGTTGATGCATTCTGTGATTTAAAGAAAACACCAGCAAAAGGTTGTTCTGAAATTTTTCTATCAGTACCAATTTGATTTTCACCCATCTCTGAAATATATGCTTCATATTTTAAACTATTACTCAATACTACAATAGCATATTCTCCTGGCTGTAAGTAAACCAATGATGGAAATGTAAACTTTGTAGCTTCACTTGCATCATCACTCAAATTAATATTATTAGGAAATAAAGTAACATCAGAAAACGGCACAACCGTTTGAGCAGGATAACCATTCAATGTATCTCGAATCTGTAATGTTATAGGAAGTCCATCTTCATCTTTTGATTTAAAAAATAATTCAATATCAGACAAAAATACTCCGTCTGGATATAATGCTGAATCAACCAGAAATGTTTCCGCAAGTGGATCAACCCATCCAACAACATTGACACGATTAAATGTATTTGTAGTAGTTCTAAATTCTGTAGCACTGCCTTGTGCAAAAGTTTGTATTCTCGGAACTCTTGTCGATACAACAACATTCTCCCGTGTCTGCAATAGTCCTTGTGCTTGATAAACAACTTCAGCATATGTCCCGGCAGTAATTAAATCACCCGATTCATTATCTGCTAACAAGAATTGTCTTTCTCCCGTTCTAAACCTTATTGTATCATTATTAGGAATAGAGAATGTTAAATTACTAATAGTACCAGATTCATCAGTATTGATAAAACCACCCAATACACCACCGTCAGGAGTACAATATGCTGAAACCGGCTCCCCATCAAAGAAAGCATACACCCTCGTACTTGGTTTTAAACCCTTAACATTAACACTAATATCTCTTGCTCGAATAAATGGTATAACGGAAACATCAACGGTTCTTTCCCCGATGCTATTTCTTACAGCATCAGAACCAGTAATTTCATTTCTAATACCTGTCCTAGATTCTAATGTTTGTCTTTCAACTGTCTGTGAAACTGTGATAGCTCTACCACTCCTACCACCCCTTGATGCTAAAACTCTTTCCCTACCAGTTCCAAATGTTTGCCAATCATTAAACTGTGTACCAAATGACAATCCTACTAAACTCTGCCATGCATCATTCTCACCTTGAAGATTTACAATAACTTCTGGATTTGTTGTAACATCATTCCAATTATCATTTGGAGGTGATAGTTCAACAGTACCAACCCATGCTAATACAGCAAATGGATTTACATTGATTGATTTACTTGCAATTGGTTGTGATATAAATGAAGAAGTATCATATGGTAACGTGATACAATCACCAGTTTTCTTAACACCCGTTGATGCAGTTTCATCATAATTTAAATCTGTAATATTAGAAACAAACCTTGGACGTAATATTTTTTCATCAAAATCAATAGAACATTGATAATCAGGACTTAATACATTACCCACACTATGGCCATTAAATCCATCAACCAAAAATCCATTTTTAAATCTATCAAGACCTGCTGTATCTTTAATGACTAATGCTTCTGCATCTTTTTCTAATAATGATAATGATGTGTAATATTCGACATTGGCTATTCGTTTTTCCAACTTACCAATATCTCTCATTGTATATCTTCTATTTTCAATATATTCTGCTCTTACATTTTTTCCCTTAAAGGTATATGCGGGAATATGTAATGTATATAAACTCATAGTACCATCCAACCTAGTTGGTGATACTGCTGTCAAAGAAGAAATACCTTTATTATTGCCAAACTTTCTTTCTCTACTTATATAAACGGTATCTATTCTTGGAAGAAAATAACTAAAATCTGCTTCCCAATTTGAATTTGGTACAGGTAATTCTATATTTTCTATTACACTAGAATCACTATCTGATCTTCTAGGCCTAAAATCAACACAATCTCTAAGTTCTACCTCTATACCCGTTACTGGACTTGAATACTTTGGAATATTATCAAACCCGATAGCAGCAGTATAGGAATCAACAGAAAGATATCCCGTACCAGTATGTGTAAAATAATCAAAGACGACTGTAATTTGTCCTGTCGGTGCTGTTTGTCCTACTTTCAATTTAATACTTCCATAATCATATAAATTATCTCTTTGTCCACTATCAACATAATATCGTGATATAATATTCTTACTTGGAAAATCATCATTTATATTAGATACACCAGTAACTACTTTAGTAAAACCAGAAGAATCACCCGTAACATTCTCAGAAACAAAAGTACCAGAAGTCGGAACAAAGGTAACGGTTGATGCATCGCTTTCACCAATTACTACAGTACCTTTAGCACCAGATGTTTGTCCTGTAATAGTTTCGCCAGGTATCAAAGCATCTGTTGTAGAATCAACAGTAAGAGTAGGAATTACTGGAGCTGAAGCAGTATCTCCTGAATCATATATTGCTTTAATTTTAAAAACATCAGACTTTTCAAGTGAATGTGATACCGTAGGTGAATCACTCGGTGACTCAATTGTTAATGTGCTATTATTTGTTAGATTTTTTACTCTTTCTTGTTTACCACTAACATTTATAGTAGCAATAATATCTGCTGTAAAATTTGAAGAAGTGTTAGCATTAAGTTGTACTGAAGTATTTTGAGGACCGTTTACTGTTATAGTAGTACCGCTTTGATCAAATCTTACTATACTACCAGCAATTAATCCAGAAGTACCAGAATTTTTAATAACAGCTAAATAATTTTCTCTTTTAACTGAATCAGTCAAAACACCAGAACCAATAAAGGTTTCAGAAGCACCAGCACTAGCAATAGTAGCAATACCATTAGTAAATGCTACAGCCTGAAAAACCTTTTTAACAGTATAATTAGTATCTATTACATTATTAATTCCACGAATTGTTTTAATTGTATCTTGTGGGAGTTTAAATACAAGAGTATTGTCTGAGGTTTCGTGAAGTAAAGTACTGCCATTACTATCAGCACCAACTTTACCACTATCATCAATATTTCCCCTTGCATCAAGTACAACAGTACCAGCAGAAGCATCATCTGTATAAACAATAGATTCAACTGCACCAAAGGTTTCACTTATCATTTTTATATCATAGATATATAAATTAAATAATCTATCAGCACCAGCAGTAGAAGAAGAAAAATCAATATTTCTTACTCTAGCTTCTCCTATTTTTGAATTAGCATAATTCCCAGCGTCTATATTAGCATGAGTAACATTATGTAAGTCAACCACTACATGCTCAGCAATATTAAAGAATCCACCTAACTCTTTCAAAACGACATAGTTGCCGTATTGCATAAGTCTATCAAACCCACTAACATCTATAGTGTCTCTTGCTTTATCTAATTTAATATCTTGTGATACTAATGTTTCAAACTCATAACCTTCAATAAATGCTTTGCCAGGATCTAACCGTACAATAAATTTTGTATCATCTTCTGGATCATCTTTTAATTGAATGTTAAATGAACGTACAGTATAACTTCCTGACTCGTCAAATGTCCTTCTAGCAAAAGTATTTTCTAAAGCAGAATATATAGGTACTTGGATATTTTTTTCTTTAAATCCTTTATTAATCCTTAGTATTTCATAGAAATCTGCATCATCTGTAGAAGTTAAAGTTTTCTTCGAAAGTGATAAAGATATTTGTAATCTATCAGCACCCGGCGCAGCAAAGTTTGATGAACCCTGTGAATTATCAAGAAGAGTAGCATCATCACCAGAATTTATTACTTTTTCTAAAGCAGAAAGTCCAACCTTATAGGTTGGATTATTAAAATATTTTTCTAACACTAATGTTTGTTTTGCTACTTTAATAAAACTACCATTGATATAAAATACTCCCTCGGATATTGAAACAGAACTACCTTTACCTACAGCTGTTGCAAGTACACTTTCTGCTGTTGCATTAACACCCCCGGCAGGTGCATCTTCAATAGTTACTGCTGGTAAATCCGTATAACCTGAACCTTGACTAATAATATTAACTGAAGTCACAACACCACCACTTATAGTAGCACTTGCAGTTGCATTTGTACCACCCGTGGGAGCATTAGCAATAGTAACAAGTGGTGCTTCTGTATATCCAGTACCACCCTTAGTAACAGTTACAGATTGAATACTTGTCGGTGTTGCATCCACTACATCAGCAGAAATAATTAAATCAGATGAATATAATCTTTCACCCGCAAGAAATTGTGGTTGTGTTTCTCTAGTAGCAACAGCAATTGCTCCATTCCCATTACCACCAATAAATGCTATAGAAGGAGTACTAGTATATCCTGTACCACGATTTGTAACATTAACAGCAATAACTTGTCCACTACTAATAATAGCTTCTGCTTCTGCATCTATACCACCACCGCCATTTATAGAAACAGTCGGTGCAACTGTATAACCATCACCACCATTAGTTACACTAACACCCTGTACACTATTAGTAACAGAACCACCTGTAATATATTTAACATACAGAGTATTTGGATCGCCTGTAATAGAATCAAAATCACTAGATCCTAAAACAATAGCTCTTGACCCCGTTTGAGAACCAACTACAGTTTTTCCAGCAAATCCACTTACGTTAATATCAACGCCGTTGTATTGGGGTTTTAATTTAACATACTCAAAATCTAAATTTAAAACAAGTTCTCCGCCAGATACCTTACTTCCATTCTTAAAAATATGATCACCAAACTTCTTTACTTGATTTCGTAGAATACTCTGCTGAGTAGTTAGTTCCCTAGCTTGCACAGGAAGTGATGGCTTATATAGAACTTGATGAAAATTCTTATCATCATCAAAGTCATCGAAATAAGGATTCTGATTTGTATTGATTGTAATGTTATTAGACATAATTACCTTTTATTTTTTTAATTATTTATATACTAGAATTCTACTACTAGTTTAATATCTTCAGTTGAATCTGGTGATCTATTTATCGGAGGACGAAATTCGGAATATAAAATCGATCCTGTATCTTTTTGTAATTCGGATTTACTATACGTTGGCCCTGTTGCTACAGACATATCACCAGTACTAGATTTGGGATTTACTAATAGATGTACTTTTCTAAAATCAGAATCGGCCCCTGTCGAAAAATCACCCTCACCATCTTCTCCTCTCAATCGAACATTCATCATTACAAAAGCACCACCCAACTCCGTAACACAATCATAACCATGCCCACCTTGAGGATTTATAATTACTTTTAATTCTGCACCAGCACCATTACCACCTTGAACTACAGCAGTTGCTCTTCTATACTTAGTATTGCCAGTAGGCGTCCTATTAACAATCATAACTTCTTCAACAGCACCTGCCCCACTTAATTTTGAAACCCTTGCAGTTATACCAGTACCGCCAGGAATTTGTGTACCAGCAGTTCCGTCAATAATAACCTCTGGTGCTACTATATAAACACTTGCAGTTGTTGGGGTATTGTTTGAATCCCAAGCAGGTGTTATTGTTGCAGTTCTAGTATTACCATCATAATCAGTAATAGTCCTGAATTGTCCAGCACCTGGCCCGGAAGTAATATATACGGATAATCCATTATAGAAATCATCTGCGGGTTCAGCAACAAATGTTGAAGCACCCCCGGCAGCATTTTGTAATGGAAGATTGTCCGTAGCAGGATTAGCAGCAGGATTTCCTAAAGTATGTCTATATCCAGTACCACCTTCCACAACTTTAATATAATCTATCGAACCATCAACTGCTGCCCCTTCTACTGCTAACTGTTCTATTTGATTTGCTTTTGCGGGTGTATTTGCAGGAATCCAATCTTTTGTTAAATATTTAAGTACATCTGCTTGTTCTACCTCATACATAAATTTCCACATATATCCATCGGAGGTGATGGTTAATCCAGTAGAAGCACCAGTAGGTTTCTCGGTAGACGGAACTCCCTTATTATTAGAGATACATTTATAAACTCTAAAATCCTCAGTAAAAACATAGAATGGCTCTCCGACAACTGATTGTCCCGATTGGCCAGGATCAACATTGTCTATGATATCATCACGATCATGTGAATATGCACGATATACCGTACCACTCGTCCAATCATACCTAGCAATTACATGAGAAACGTCTGTAACCTTTTTTATAGATGCAATATCATCCCAATGAATAAATGGAGCCTGTGTGGTATCTACGGGCAATGGAATATTAGTATCACTTGCAGATGCACTAACAGAACTAGTTACACGAAATTCCGATTTATTATCTTCTGTAGTTCCACTCCATTCGGTATTTTTACCAATTGCAAGATAAATATTATTTTTTAATGCGTCATTAGCATCCTTTTCTGTAAAACTAGCTATAAAACTATCAGCTTGAAATTTCCTGAAACTATTGTTGATTATTGCACTCATATTGTAATTCCTTTAATATTGGTTATACTTTATTTATGTATTTATAATACTTATCTAAACATTTTCTAAAATCTCATCATCTTTAAGCAATTTAGGCATGACAAACGGAGGAGATGCTTCTAAAAAGCTATCAGGATTATTTGGGTCAGGAATAAGTTTATATTGAGTTATTGTTGGATCTACAACCCTGTTAGTCTTATTCCCTCTAAACACCGTATAATGAAAATTTGTCTTATATTCCGTGGAGTTGATAGGAGTATAATATGGGCCCCTCAACATAACTACTGTTGCTATAACTGTTTCCCCCGTTTCCGATGGAGAAATAGTTATATTTGGTACTCCTTCATTACTATCATATCCACTTCCTGATTTAATTACTGCAATTCCAGCAACATAGTCAAAATCTGGGCCGGAGGAACGCTGTTGTTCTTCTAAGAAATATACAAGAACAGAATCAGAAATATCAACAGGTTCATCGAATGTTAAAGTAGTACCATCTATTGTAAAATCGGTAATTGGGTTTTGTCTAACACCATTTAACATTACCATAATATGCTCTGTTTTACTTTCTGAAGAATTAATACTACCAAGTACTTCTTGGGATAATGTAATAGGTGTTGCTGTGTCATCTCCCTGTCCTACCTGAAAATTTGTAAATCCATCACCCAAATAATATACAACAATATTTTCAGTAGTATCAACCACTTCATCAAATGTTAATACGGTGCCACTAACAGTATAATCTACATCAGGTATTTGTGTAAGCCCATTTAGACTGACGATAATATCCTGTGCATTATTAATATTCTGTGTTAATATAACTGGTGTTGTTGTATCATCCCCCACACCCGTTTGTACAGAATATTCATCATTATAATTTAAATGATAAACTACAATATCTACAAGTGGTTCAACCACTTCATCAAATGTTAATACGGTGCCACTAACAGTATAATCTACATTAGGTATTTGTGTAAGCCCATTTAGACTAACACTAATATGTGATATATCAGCTACTTCCTTTATAAGTACAAGAGGTGTAGTTGTATTATCACCAACACCTATCTGAACTTCTGGTTTTAGAGGATTTTTAAAATATGCTTGAGCTATTGCAGTAGTACCTTGATCTGGTGGCGGTGCGGATAATGTTATTACTACAGGTTCAACAAAATTAGAACCACCATCAACAATATTAATTGATGTAACTACTCCCTTTGCATCAATTACTGCTTCTAAGTTTTCACCAGTACCAGCACTACTACTAACCGTTATAGTAGGTGCAACTTCATATCCTAACCCACCATCAACAATTTCTATACTATCTATTATTCCTTCTAATACTCCCCCCTCTGGTGCAGATAATGTTACTACTACTGGACTAACAAAATCAACACCACCATCTAAAACATTAATTGATGTAACTATTCCGTTTGCATCAATTACTGCTTCTAAGTTTTCACCAGTACCAGCACTGCTACTAACCGTTACCGTTGGTGCAGCTTCATAACCTAACCCACCATCAGAAATCACTATACTGTCTAGTATTCCCTGTTGTGGTGCAGATAATGTTACTACTACTGGACTAACAAAATCAACACCACCATCTAAAACATTAATTGATGTAACTATTCCATTTTCAATTACTGCCTCTAAGTTTTCACCAGTACCAGCACTGCTATTAAGTGTTACTGTTGGGGGTGTTATATAATCAGTACCACCATCAGAAATCACTATACTGTCCAGTATTCCCTGCTGTGGTTCGGATAATGTTACTACTACAGGTTCAACAAAATCAACACCACCATCTAAAACATTAATTGATGTAACTATTCCATTTTCAATTACTGCCTCTAAGTTTTCACCAGTACCAGCACTGCTACTAACCGTTACCGTTGGGGGTGTCGTATAATCAGTACCACCATCAGAAATCACTATACTATCAATTATTCCCTGTTGTGGCTCAGACAATGTTACTACTACAGGTTCAACAAAATCAACACCACCATCTAAAACATTAATTGATGTAACTGTTCCGTTTGCATCAATTACTGCTTCTAAGTTTTCACCAGTACCAGCACTGCTACTAACCGTTACCGTTGGGGGTGTCGTATAATCAGTACCACCATCAGAAATCACTATACTATCTATTACACCATCTAAAAGAGTAGCATCACTAGCTATTGCAGTTACACCGTTTCTAATAGTCGCATTACTTGCTGTTGATGTTACTCCGTTTCTGATAGTAGCATCATTGGCTATTGCTGTTACACCATTTCTGGTAGTAGCA